GACCATTTGCGGACGATTGGTCTCCAGGCTCAACCTACGGCGTCTAATGACTTCCAGGTGCGGCGAGAAGCTGGTGCCGCTCCTATGTTGAGGCTTGTTGATGGCAAGCCAGGGTTACGGGTTAATGCCAGGTGTACCAGGTTGCGTAAGGCGTTGGCTGGTGGATATCACTTCAAGCGTGTTGGGATTAGTGGTGGGACTGACAGGTTTCGGGATGCGCCGAATAAGAATGACTCATCCCACGTTGGTGATGCGTTTGGGTATTTGTTACTTGGGGCTGGTGAGCATCGCCGTATTACCAGGGGTGTTGGTAATCGTAACTTTACTCCTACCGTTGCTAAGTTGGATTTTAGTGTATGGTAAATTTGCAACAGGTGTCCGAGTGGACGGGGTTGAGGGCTGTTGAGTTTCACTATGGGCATATCCATATGATGGAACTGACGGATATGACCAGGGAGACATCGAAGCATATTCCTGATTTTCCGCTTTACATTAAGGCCCAGGCGGAAGGAAACCCGTCTTTTAGCCTAATGTATAAGAATAAGTTGTTTATTTCATTTGGCGTTGTGCCATTTTGGGATGGCTTTGGCGAGGCCTGGATGGTGCCAAGCAAGCGTATTAATACTGCGCCAGTACCATTGGTAAGGGCAGGGCGTGGCTTTTTTCAGCACATTGGTACTGCTATGGGACTGCGGAGACTTCAATTCATGGTTCATTCACGTCACTTACAGGCTATCCGATTTGCGGAGACATTGTATTTTAAGAAAGAAGCCACGCTGGCTAAGTATGGGCCGGATGGTAGTGACTATCATGTGATGTCGAGGTTTTACGAATGAGTTTTTTATTTAGAACACCTAAGATGCCGGATATGTCTAAGTCCATTGAGATGCAGACTCAGGCAATGGAACAACAGACCGCTATCCTGGAGAAACAGGAAGAGCAACTGTTGTCTCAAGAGCAATCAGCCATGAAGAAGGCCCAGGCTACGGCCAAGGCAAGACGGCGTGGCCCATATCGGCTTTTGCTATCTTCTATGCGACCTGATGCCCAGACGGGGATCAAAGGGTCTAGCGGTATGCTAGGAGGCTGACATGAGTGCTGTTGTTAAGAAGGTGCGAAAGGCTGGCGAGAAGTTAGTTAAGAAAAAACTTACTGAAACCTTTGATGTTGTGACTGGCATGGATAAGGATGAGCGTAGAGCCGCTCTCTATGGCGAAATGATGCCAGCCCAGAAAGCCGCAATGGAAAAGGCTGAAGCGGCTCAGAAGGCGGCTATGGATAAACAAGAGGCTGTTCTCAAGCAACAAGAAGAGCGTCTCAAGGCATCTGAGGCCCAGGCCAAATCTGTTACTTCTGCGTCATCCCGTTCACGCCGCCGTGGCCGTTCAGCTTATCGCTTGTTGCTTTCGCCATATCGACCTAATGCAGTTAAAGGCGTATCTGGCCAACAGCAGACGCTAGGAGGCTGATATGAAACAAGTATGGGACAAACCCCGTCCGAAAAGTTTAGGCAAGCCTCAGGGGCTTTCTAAGGCCCAGAAGAAACGTGCTATGGATATGGCTCGTAAGGGTGGGCGGAAATATCCAAATCTGGTTGATAACATGAGGGCCGCCAAGTCATGACGCTGAAAAAGCATCAGAACCCTTCCGGCGGACTTAATGCCGCTGGCCGTGCCTATTTCAAGCGCAAGGAGGGGGCTAACTTAAAGCCTCCTGTTAAGAAGGGCGATAACCCACGCCGTGCCTCTTTCCTGGCTCGTATGGCTGGGAACTCTGGCCCAGAGCGTGATAGCAAGGGCCGACCCACCAGGTTGCTTCTTTCATTGCAAGCCTGGGGAGCATCATCTAAGGCTGACGCCAGGGCAAAGGCGGCGGCTATTTCTAAAAGGTTAAAAAAGAATGGCTGACAAACTTACCCCACAAGAGATATCCAAACGTGCTGATAAGGCTGATGCTAGAAAAGAGCAATGGCGCACAATCTATGAGGAGTGCTATGAGTTTGCCCTCCCCCAACGTAATCTTTACTCAGGCTACTATGAAGGTAAGACGCCAGGCCAAGATAAGATGGCCAGGGTATTTGATGCCACTGCCATTAATTCTACTCAAAGATTTGCTAATCGTATTCAGTCAGCTTTGTTTCCGCCATACAGAAGCTGGTGTCGCTTACAGCCAGGCAATGAGGTTCCTGAGGATCGTAAGAATGAGATTGGCCAGGCTTTGGATATTTACAGCGAGAAGATGTTTGAGATTATTCGGCAGACAAACTTTGACCTGGCCATGTCAGAGTTTCTCCTGGACCTTTGTGTCGGCACTGCGGTTATGCTTGTGCAACCAGGCAATGGTGATGCTCCGGTACAATTTACAGCCGTGCCACAATATCTTGTGAGCCTGGAAGAAGGGCCGCATGGTGTGGTTGATAACGTATATCGTAAGATGCGTATCCGTGTTGACGTGATTGAGCGTCAATGGCCTGATGCAAAACTGACTGATGAACTCAAGCGAAAGCTAATGGATAAGCCTGAGGAGGAGATTGAACTCCTGGAGGCAACAGTTTGGTCTGAGAAGATGCAGACTTATTGCTATCATCTGATTTACCAGAAGGATAAGAAGGCCGCTAACTCAGAAGAGTTAGTCTACCGGACTATGGAAGTCAGCCCCTGGGTTGTCGCCAGGTATATGAAAGTTGCTGGCGAAGTCTATGGCCGTGGCCCATTGGTCAGCGCATTGCCTGATATTAAGACGCTGAACAAGGTAAAGGAACTTGTGCTAAAGAACGCATCCATCTCAGTTGCTGGCGTCTATACAGCGGCGGATGATGGTGTTCTTAACCCACAAAACATAACCATTGCGCCTGGGGCTATCATCCCAGTAGCCCGTAACGGTGGACCTAATGGCGCAAGCCTTCAGCCATTACGCTCTGCGGCGGACTTCAATGTGGGTCAGTTGGTAATTAACGACCTGGTGATGGGCATCAAAAAGATGCTCCTGGATGACACTTTACCGCTTGATACACAGTCCGCCAGATCGGCGACAGAGATCGTGGAACGCATGAAGGAGTTGTCCCAGAACATGGGTGCCGCCTATGGTCGGATGATAACAGAATGTATGATGCCTCTGGTCAATCGTGTCCTGTATGTGATGGATGAACAGAACATCATTGATATGCCGCTGAAGGCTGATGGCAAGGTAGTTCGGGTTATCCCCGTGTCTCCATTAGCCCAGGCGCAGAACATGGATGATTTGCAAAACGTCTTACAGTTTATGCAGATAGCGGCTGGTGCCGGACCTATGGGTCAAGTGGCTATTAACCAGGATGCTATGCTTGACTACATCATTGATAAGATGGCGGTGCCACGGGCTGTTATAAACACCCCAGAGCAACGTGAGGCGATTATTCAAGAAATGCAGAACTCCATGGCTCAAATGCAACAACAGGGAGTGCCGCAACAATGAGCGATGACAGCGTATTTCAAACCTTAAACCCAGGCCATACAGATCGTGATGACCTGGATAGAACTTTCGTGCGATGCTTCTCCACGAAGGAAGGGCAAGCAGTTTTAGAACATCTCCGCAAAACAACCATTGAACAACCAACCTGGTATCCAGGCGAGGATGCGTCACATGGGTTTGCACGGGAAGGCCAGAACTCGATTGTCCGCGAAATAGAGAGGCGTATAACTAGAGGTCGTAACCTATGAATGATGAAAATTTGGCCGTGAGCGATAACTCAGAGGAAAATACTAATGAGCCGCAAACCGATAACCAAGAGCAATCAAATCTTCTAAATATCAAAGTAGATGAAGAAACCCCAGCGGAAGGCCAAGAGACTGAGGCAATGCCTCACCTTCAAGCCGAGGAGGCAGAAGAAGAGCCGATAGATTGGGGGGATAGACCAGACTGGATACCTCAACAATTTTGGTCTGATAGCGATGGCCCTGACGTTGAGGGTGTATTCAAAGCCTATAATGAAATCCGGACAAAGATGTCCCAGGGTCTCCATAAAGCCCCAAAAGATGGCAACTATGCCATGGACGTTATGACTGAGGCCGGTGTCCCAGAAGATGATGAAATGCTCCAGGGCTATCTCGATGTAGCCAAGAAGCATGGCATCTCCCAGGATGCGTTTAATGAAATTGCTCAGATGTATATGCAGGGCATGACTCAAATGACGCAAGCGGCAGAGACCACCCGACAGGAAGAGATGGCAAAGTTAGGTAAGGGTGCTGATAAGATTATTGATGAGACTGAGCGTTGGCTGACAAAGCTAGGGCGTTCTGGTGTTCTCAACAATAATGAAGTCGAGGCTTTGGCTGATGCTTCATCTAATGGTCACTTTATTAACGCCATCAATAAGATCAGGCAGTCCTATAATGAGTCCCCTATCCCAACCCTGGATGTCCAGGAGGGAGCCGCATATACCAGGTCTGATCTTGACTCCATGGTAGCTGACCCAAGATATGGCAAGGACATGGCATATACCAAACAGGTTGAGCGTGAATTTATGAAAGCCTTTGGTGAAGCCTAGAGCGTAACTACACCTAAAAATCATACGGTTGTCGGTTGTAAGCAAGTCTGAATAAGGCTATATTGCGTGTAACTGACAACCGTTT